AAGATCGCTGCACTCAAAGCCAGAAACGCTAGTCGTTCTGAAATTGTCGCTTATGGTGTAAGAGAGTGGGGGGTCAAGCCCAGACAAGTTGATGAGTACATAGCACAAGCAAACCAAGTGATAGCAGTTGATTGGGATATAGACCGCAGACAATTTACTGCTGATGTTTTATCACAATTAGCGACCTTAGCTCAGGATGCAAGACGAAATAATCAGCCACATGTCGCTCTAGGTGCCATTAATTCGATGGCAAAAATTGCAGGAATATTCGATCAATGAGTATATTGGATACGAAGGAAGGCACAATCCTTTCAAATCTTTCTTCAAGCGATTCGTTAAACGCTGACGATATTTTCCAAAAGATCCAAGACGATTTGCATCCGGGGCAACTGTCTTTTGTTTCTGATACAACGACTCAGATTATTGGACTTTCGGCTGGTTACGGAGCAGGCAAAACCAGAAGCTTATGTGCGAAGGCAGTGCAACTTTCTCTAGCAAACCAAGGTTTTACTGGCTGCGTCATGGAACCAACGGGCCCACTAATTCGAGACATCTGGCAGACGGACTTTGAAATGTTCCTTGAGAAGTATGAAATTCCTTACACATCAAGACAGTCTCCACTTCCTGAATACATTCTTCACCTTCCAGACGGAGACACTAAAATTCTTTGCCGATCATTTGAGAACTGGGGTCGAATAATTGGTCTGAACCTTGCTTGGGTATTGGCTGATGAGATAGACACAGTATCTCCGTCAATTGCAGACCGAGCTTTCCCCAGAATCCTTGCTCGTTTGAGATCTGGAAATCAAAGACAGTTTGGAGTTGCGTCTACACCTGAAGGATTTAGGTGGATGTGGAACACATTCGGAACAGATGAGGCGAAACAAAGAACGGATAGAAAACTCATCAAAATGCGTTCTTATGACAACCCACATCTGCCAGACGATTTCATCACGAGACTCGAAGAAAACTATGACTCTGGATTACTTCAGGCTTATCTAAATGGTGAGTTCTGCAACATCACGACAGGTCAGGTTTATGACCGATTCTCAAGAGAAGTCCATGTTGTCCATGATGACCGTGACTTCAGTGAAGAACCACTCAGGATAGGGATCGACTTTAATATTGGAAATATGAGTGCAGTCATAGCAGTCGCTTTCGGAGATGAACTTTCTGTAATTGACGAGGTGAGTGGATCACATGACACAGACTCTTTGGCACAAGAAATCAAACGAAGATACCCACACCAAAAAATCTATGCTTATCCTGATGCTTCAGGAGGAAACAGAAGTACAAACGCTTCTAAGACCGACATCCAAATACTGCAAAGTTACGGATTTCAAAATGAATCCCCAGCCTCAAATCCTCCAGTAAGAGATCGAGTGAACTCAGTTCAGCGATTATTGGAAGATGGAAAAGGCCGTGTCCGTTTAAAAGTTAATAAAAAAGCTAAGAGATTAATTGAATGTTTAGAACTTCAGTCTTATACCGAAAAAGGTGAACCAGACAAAGATGCTGGCTATGACCACATGAATGACGCTATCGGATATATTACTTGGCGATTATTTAACCCACTTCATTTAAACGCAGGAAAAGGAACAGGTATTAGGCTGTATTAAGACTAAACTGTTTACATGCAACTTGTGAGGTTTAAAAGTGTATAGCGGGTACAATCATTACAACAGAGAAAAAGCATCTGCAAATGCGGAGATAAATGATCCGAATAGTCAATGGTTCGCACAAGAAGCACATTGGATATTAATAGAAGATTTGCTTGGTGGTAGTTATGAAATCAGAAGCAAGCATCGAAGATACTTGCCGCAAGAACCTAGAGAATTAGATGAGAGTTATGACAACAGACTGGCAAGAAGTTCTTGTCCTCCTTATTACCAACGTCTTGAGAGAATGTTGGCTGGAATGTTGACGAGAAAACCAGTCCGTTTAAATGATGTTGCTGATGTTATTCGAGAACAGTTATTTGATGTAGACCTTCAGGGGAATGATCTCAATGTCTGGACTTACGAAAGTGCTAGAAAGATGATTCGCTATGGGCATGTAGGAGTTTTAGTTGATGCTCCTGCTGCTGGAACAAATGGACGTCCATATTGGGTTACTTATTCCCCTAGAGAAATCTTAGGTTGGAGGACAGATCTGATTAATGGTCAGCAAAAATTTACTCAGATTCGATTACTTGAAAAAGTTTTTGAGCCAGATGGTCTTTATGGCGAAAAGCAGGTTGAGCAAGTCCGTCTACTAACACCGGGCAATTTTGAAATACATAGAAAAGACAAGGATGGTAATTATCAATTATGGGAGGAAGGATCAACAAGTCTCGATGAGATTCCTTTTTCTGTTGCTTATGCGAACCGAGTAAATGTAATGGAGTCTCGACCTCCGATGGAAGACATTGCCGAGTTGAATTTAAAGACTTATCAGATTCAAAGCGACTTAGATAATCAGTTACATATTTCAGCAGTACCAATGCTTGCTTTCTTCGGGTTCCCTCAATCAGCAGAAGAAGTTAGTGCAGGACCGGGTGAAGCAATTGCTTTTCCTGCCGATGGTCGTGCCGAATATATAGAAAGCAAAGGCACAAGTTATAAAGCTCAGTTTGATCGACTTCAGCAATTAGAAGCACAGATCAATGAACTTGGATTGGCAGCAGTTCTAGGGCAAAAGCTATCCGCAGAAACTGCAGAAGCAAAAAAAATAGACCGAAGCCAAGGAGATTCAACAATGCAGGTAGTGGCACAGCAAATGCAAGACATGATTGACAACTCACTCCAATATCATGCTCGTTATTTAGGGAGCAATGAAGCAGGTAGTAGTTTTGTTAATAGAGATTTCTTGGCTTCAAGACTTGATCCGACTGAGATTCAAAGTTTGCTTGCTTTATATACTGCTGGAACAATTACACAAGAAACATTATTGAAGCAATTGCATGAAGGTGAAGTTCTGGGAGATGAGTTCGAGATAGAGGAAGAGATTGAAGCAACTCAAGCTGGTGGTTTAATTGAAATGGAAACTCCTGAAATACCAGAAAGAGCAAATATGCCTGAAGAATCTGCGGAACCTGAAGATGAGAGTAATCTTGCTGCCTGATGAATGGGAACGTCCGAAGCTTTCTATAGAAATGCTATTGACTTAAATCGTTACAGCAACAGTGTTTCTAAAAAATTAATCACTTCTTATAACGAGATTATTCTCGATATAACTTCACGTTTAGCAACTATTGATGATGTAACAGCACCCCATACGGCTGCTCGATTAAGAACAATTTTGGCTCAAGTGCAGGAAAGCTTAGGAACTTGGGCTGTTGATAGTGCAAACGTAACAGCAGCCGAATTGCAAGGACTCGCTCAATTGCAGTCAACTTTTGTTGCAGATGAATTAAAAAAGCTAGTACCTAGAAATGCTCGTTCTGCTGTCAGGACAGTAGAGATAAGCCCACAGTTTGCCAAATCTGTTGTAACTACTGATCCAACTAAACTTAATATTTTTGCTCTTCCGAATGAACTAGAAAGAACAATTAGAGAAGGATTGCCTCAGCCGACTTTTAATTTAACTGCAGGAGACGGAGCTGTTATTACTTTGCCAAATGGTCAAACTGTAGAGAAAG